GATGGCAGACCTACCCGCAGAATGGGCCGCTGACGCCCTTGAGATTGTTGGGGAAATCCCCAAGGCGGTCACCGTGAAGAATGTCCCGGGTGGTACGCCTGTGCCTCTGAACGCTCTGATGAGCCAGCCCGCCATCATGCAGGACTTGGAGACGGGTGGCTTCACCTCGTCCACCTCGTTTGATGTGAAGTTCCTGCGGTCGGGGCTGGTGGCCCATCCTGGTCTAATCGCCCACGGCAACATCATCGCCTACAACGGAGAGCAGTTCCGCATCATGACTGTCACCGACCGACCTCCCTCGGCGTGGGTGATCGCCAAGGTGCAGACGCTGGTGCAGTAATGGCACTAGCCATCTCGGTTCAGAAGAATGTCCGTATAGACGCAAGCCTATACGCCACCCATGTGGCTATGTTCTGCCAAGTCATGCGTAAGACCTTGGCTGATGTCGTTAAGGACGAGGCGCGCCTGCTTGCCCGTGATGCCTGCGATATGACCCCTCCGTTCTCCGGGGCATCCCCGCAGATCACCAAGGGCGGTGAAGGCGGCTTTGGTCTAAAAGCCCGTGATAAAGGGCGCGCCGCCGTCAACCGGGACATCCGCAAGATTTTCGCGCCACTTGACCAAGCCCCAGGGGGTCTTATCGCCGCCAAAGGAAACGCATACATCTTCCATCTTTGGGTCGAGTCCAAAATGGACAAGAACCCTCCTTCGCTTCCTTCCTGGATCATCAACGAAAGCAACGCAACTGGCGGACTGTTTGGCCTTGATATTTACAAGCGTTTTGTCGAAAGTCGCCACGGGAACCTTTCCGGAAAAGGTAATGTAATGCTAAATGAGTCCGAAGGTCAGATTGCCGCCATTCATAGGCTTGTCCGTGGTAAGCCTCATTACTATGTAGGCAAGAACCGAAAGCCAGACTTCTACATCCACGATTGGAAACTCGTTGAGAATTACATCAAAAAGACCCAACAGCGCGTTGGCAAACTCAAGGCCGGGTGGTACTGGGCGGCAAAAAGACTAGGCAAGGTTCCTCAATCCAAATGGATTGAAGGACAGGGTTCTGCAAACGCCATTGTCCGACCCGACCTAACTGGCCCTTCCCCTAAAATCCGCATCGGCAATGCGATTGCCAAAGATGTCCGACAAGGCTGGCATCTGTTCCAGAAGGCTTGGAACCACCGTGGCTACGCCATGCGCGTAAGGATGCTTCATACCCTCAAGGGTAAGAAGAACCACGGAACATTGCTTCAACTTACCCAAAAACTAAAGGGCTTTCAAGTCACACAACTACCTTAATGAGCATCCCGTTCTACTCTGCCCGAACCATCGTTGAGGAAAAGGTGCAAGCCTACCTCGCAACGGCCCTCACCGGGGTCGCTGTCCACAAGGGTATCACCCCGGAAACCAAGGTCATCCCCTTGGTCACCGTCTACTCCAAGGCCAGCCGCGCCGCTGAAGCCCTGGGTAGCAACCCCTACGGCAACTACACGGTTACCCTTGAAATTGGGGTATACTCGTCCGCCGATGACGACACCCTAGATCAGCACCGCACCAGGGTGCAGACCGTTCAGAACTATATGGCCGATAAGACGGCCCTAAAAGCCCTCTGGACGCTCAATACGGACGGCATCCTGTACGACCTATGGGTTGAGCAGGACGAGGAGGGTATGCACCAGCGCAAGTACGGAAATCTGCTGGAATACACGGTGTTTGTGATGCTCCCCCCGGCTCCTTGACAACCTGCTAGTTCCAAAGACCTCCTATGGCAGACCCTATCGAATACGGCGTGGCACTTTTCTACGGCCTTTATCAAAAGGATGCGTTCACCTACATGGTCGTTCAGTCCGATAACTTCAACGAAACCTTTGCCCTCGATGTCGAGGTTCCCGATGAAGATGGTCGAGTGATTACCAATCACATTGACGACCGCCGTACCGAAATCACCATTGATGGTGTTTTGAAGGCTGGTCAAGAACAACCTGCCCTCGGTAGCACTTTTGAATATGGTAATATTAAGTTCATCCTCAAGTCGATTGACGACAAGGGGTCGAACAAGGATTACCGAAAGGTGAGCGTTAAGGGTATCTTCTACCAAGAAATCACCCTGCCCTAATAGGGCGGCATCCCGAATGGATGCGCGCTACCTAAAGGCTACGACCGTCATCCCGCTGGATGTAAAAGTCTGCGGGAGGCGGTTGCTTCCTTTCTGCATCCGCCACCGGGTGCAGATGGAGTCCATCGACTCCCCGTTCCTAGATCACACAAGCAGGTCGTTTTCGGCCCGTGATGTGATTTATGCCGTCCGCATCATGTCCACCTTGGAAAAGGTTTTCATTAACTCGCCAATCACTATGCGCGAGCAGTTGCACATCATTTACCTAAACTCCAGCAAAAAGCGTCTTGCTCGCGCCGTTGGACGGGTACTCGGTGTCATGTTTGAGTCCTGCTCCTACCCGAAACTCTGGTCAAAACAGAAAAAGAAGTCCAAGGAGAACATCCCTTGGACGCTGGCCTGTGTCGCCAACAATGTCCGCAATGGTTGCAGTCTTGAAGAAGCCTGGACTATGCCGGAAGGTGAAGCCGTCTGGATGAGCATCTCCCACGCAGTCTACAATGGTTCTGAAGTCGAAGTCGTATCTACCGATGACGACAAGATGCTAGACGACTTCGACAACATCATCAACCGCTTCAAGGAGAAAAAGAACTAATGGCTTCATCTGAAATCGTAGTCACGGTTGGCGCTGATGCCACCGAACTTGAGAAGGGACTCAAGGATGTCTCCAAGGAAGCCAGCAAAGTAGGCACCGAGGGTTCTTCCAAGGCTACCAGTTTTGCCGCAATCCTTGGTCGTGCTTATGGCATGATCAACATGATTGCCAGCGTTGTTGGGCAGATTTTCGAGGGGTTCATGGCGGTGGCAAGGAAGGCACAGGAACTTCGCAACCTTTCTACCGCTACCGGCATTCCTATCAATGAACTCCAGCGTTACGAAGTACTAGCCAAGAACGCTGGCATGAGCCTTTCTACCTTCGCGCACTCGATGGCCGAGTTCAACAAGAAGATGGGCGAGGCGAAAATCCGTGGCTCCGAGGCCAACGCCGTCATCACCAAGTTGGGCTTCGGGTTGAAAGACCTAACCAATGGCAACTTCAAGTATAATGACGCCATGATGGCCCTAGCCGCCGCTTACGAGGCTGGTACTGACGAAGCCACGCTGATGCACTACGGTGTCCAGTTGTTCGGCTCGTCTTTCGAGCAGATGCTTCCCATCATCAAGCAAGGTACGGTCAATATCAAGAAGCGGATGGAGGAAATGGAAGACTCCGACAACAAGTATGCGGAAGGTGCGGCTCGCGCCGCTGATGCCATTGATCGTGCTTCCATCATCATTGAGCGAGCCTTCATCCGCATCGTAGGCGCAATCGCCAACGCCGGAGAGGATATTCTAGACGAAGCCTATCTAACCTTCCAAAAGTTGGGCGGCGTTATCCGAAGGGGATTTGGCGGGGCTTCCAACAGGGATGTCGCCCGTGAATACGCTGATGCGGTCGTCGGTCAGATGTCCCCAGGAAAGTCCAAGGAGGAACAGAAAAGGTATATTGAATATTATTCCCGAGGGCTTGATGAGGAGTCCAAGAGGTTCTTTGATGAACGGGTAATTGAACTCACAAAAGCCAAAGGTACGAAACTCACCCCCCTTGGTCTAACCGAAGCGCAAGGTGCTTCCTCCATTCAGCAGATGGGTGGCGGCGACATCGCCTCGTCTCTCGCTTTCTCGCCTCTTGAACGAATTGCGGATGCCACCGAGGAGACGGCGCGCAACACGGCTCCCGGTGCAACCACCACCCCAGAAACCACAACCACCCCGAGAACCGAACTAGGATCATAACATGGCACTCCCAGAAAAATACGGAAATAACCTTCTACTTCCTGTTGTTCAGCCGGGTTGGACTATCGAGTCCGATGGCTTTGGTATGCTCCAGTCCACCGTCAAGTTCAAGTGGGCCAAGAGCGAGATTGAGACATTCCCAAGCGTGTTCTTCCGTGGTTCGGATCATCCTGTTCCCGACTACCAACAGTTGAAGTTGTTCAAGGCTACGATGACCGAGACGAAGGGTGAGGTTGTGGATGTCGTTGCCGAATACTGTGGCCTATCCATGAACGGCGGTGGCGCACCTGGGGTCAACTATGACTCCCGTGGTTACAGCGACCCGCAGGTGATGATGACTGGCGCGGCTTCCTCCGAGTCCATCCAAGCGCACCCGAACTTCGTCCGGGTTAACCTTCTAAACTTCGGCGATGTTGGCCCGCTCGCTGGCCCTCCGCCGACTGGTGGTGGTTTTGATGACAACCCTGTCACCAACCCTAACCGCGCACTTTGGACTCCAAAGGTAGCAGGTAGTGGTCAAATCAACAACTGTCAGTTCATCGGTTTCCTTCCAAATCAGTCTTCCACCGATATCGGTCGTCCGAACATCAAGGCTGGCATCAAGTCGTACTACAAGCCGCAGAACACCCTGCGCGTTCTCATCTACTTTAACAGCGAGCAAGAGGCTCTAGATCGTGCTTCCATCGTTGGTTTTGTCACCAACGGAGACGCCTTCAAATTGCCCGACTCATACAAGATGTTCGCTACTGGCGGTTATGCTGGTGAGTTCAACTACACATCGGAATGGAGTGATTACATCAACAAGTCTTTCCTTGTGACTGGCACCTCTGTCGAGCGTTTCGGTTCGCTCTGGAAGGTGACCGCTGACCTCATGTTGTCCGGCATGGGCGGATGGGACAAGGACATCTACCCGCTTTCTACCTACGGCTGATATGGCTCGTTCACTTGGAGGGTTTAACTCGTATGGTTACGGATCCTTCGGTGAAGGCCAGCAGTTGTCCGCGCGCGCGCTCAACCGAATGGCGGTTGGCATCGACAAGGCGCAGACGATGTTCTCGCAGGGAATAGAGTACCAGACAAGCAACGGCGGGGTCGCTTACAATACCACTCAAGAAGTAAATCTAAACACTTCTACGACTCCGTTCCAAGTCTACCTAACCGAGTCCGAAGGTGCGGCGTCAATCGGTGTAGTTGTCGGTTCGGTCAACAATGTCATCCCGCTTATCAACGGGACGATTATGACAGGTGCATACACGCCCATCCTGTTGCCTACATCTGCCGGAAACTATGTGGTGACCATCAAGTGCAAGGCCGACCCTCCCCCTGCTTCGTTCCCGAAGTTGGACTCCGAGATCAAGATTGAGTCTTACCCGACCACGGACACGGACACGGAGGGCTACATCTCTCTGGCTACGGTGACGGTGACCGTGACTGGCGGAGTGCCATCCTACGCCATCAACCAACTGGTCAGCGGTAGCCTTTGGGCGGAGCGTCACAAGTACACCCAGCCGGACACGGCTTGGTACTACTTCTACCGGGTATGAACGAGATCAACCCAGTCTTTGTCGCTGGGGCAGGTGGTAGCACTACTGATCGCAGGCGCGGCCCTTTTGCGGTCGCATCATTCTGGATAAAGAAAACACCGCCTCCCGATTTCCAAGACCCGTCCTACGATACATCGGCGTACAATATCCAGTTGAAGGAAAACATGGCTTCGCTGGATAACCTTCGTGACTCAACGATGAGGATTGGCCTTATTCAGTTGGAGGTCGAGTCCAACTCCCGCGCAGGAGGCTGGTCATCCATCAGCAGTCGGTACACCTACGAAAGCATCCCAGATGGTTATGTGGAAAAAAGTTTCACCCGTGAGCCTTTCAACTACTATCTGACCGAGAGTGACGAGTACCATAAGCCTTGGGACGGCATTGGCGTTCACATGATCTGCGAGGCCAACTGGGTGACCATAACGACCGTCACGACCTACACCCCTGGCTATGACCCGGAAGTGGTGACCACGGAGACAAGCGCGCCAGCCAACCTTTATTTCAGCAGGTCATTCGTGGCCGTGGATTGGGTGTACGACCCGATGGCACCATCCCAGACCTATTACAAGCAAGGGATGGCCTATTACAACACTACCACGGCTTCTTGGGATTTGACCAACCCGGATTTGGTGTCGGACGAGTTCCAGTACTACGAGCGCACCTACACCATCGTCTATTCCAGCACCGTCATGGGGGCTTATGTGGAGACGAACATTGTCTCAAACCTAGTCCCGGTCATCACGAACCCGAGTTATGTGACCTCCCCTTGGGTGTTGGATTACTGCACAAACCCGGGTTTCTGGGGGGTTTGACACTCGGCTAGTTCCAAAGCCCTATGGCAACTCCGACCTTTAGTTTTACCAAGGGGTCTACCCTCACGATTGAGGGGGTCTACACCCAGTCCACCCCCGGCGCGCCC